GGTGGCCCATGTTCCAGCCGCATCTAATATAAATGAAACTACTGGATCTAGTACTTCTGAAGGTACTGTAGCAGGTGTATCAGGGGCCACAAAAAAAGTAGCTACTACCATAGCTGGAGATGGAGCTACTTCTATACAAGCATCGGCTATCGCATCTTCAAGCTTTTCTATTACTGGAGAAGCCACTACTAGTGGTGCATCTAGTGGAATTATTGGAGGTAGTGTAACTGTTACTGGTAGCTCTAGTAGTTCTTTTGAATCAAATAATTTATTCACGACATCAACAAGTATTACTGGTGATAGTAATGTCACTGGTGTGGCCTCTTCTATAGCTCTTACTGCCTTCACAGAAACCGGAGATGGTAGTCTAAGTATAAATACTTCTAATGTAGCATCTACTGAGTTTAGTGTAACTGGCGACTCCGCTGTAATAGGCGATTCAGAGCTAGCGGCTAACAATAAAGAAACAGAATTCACTATTCTTGGAGAAGTTTCTATTACTGGTACTTCAGTTAACTTTGCTACAACTAGTTTTTCCTCTCAAGGTGAGGCTAGTATAATCGCTAACTCCAATAACTATAGTCAAACTACAGTAGCTATAGTAGGGGGTTCGAGTATAACTGGTGTAGGTCAAGCAGTTGTTACGGCTACTCCTACAGAATTCTCTATAGTAGGAGATGCTACTATAGTAGGTGATAGTAGTGCTATCATATCCTCTACTTATAGTATAACAGAAGCTATTCAATATGTTAATACTTTTGATTCTACTACTATTACCTTTGATTCTACCCAATATACTTTTGATAATCAGGAAACTATCCCTAAAGTTCTTGGCTTTTCTGGAGCAGATAAGCAAGCAATAGTTACTATTGCTGGGGCGACTACGGTACAGGGGTACAGTACTTACGTAGTAGCGGTTACTGGAACTACCACTGGAGACGGAACAGTTGCAGGTAATAGTTCTACTTTCAGCGCAACTCTCTTTAACGAAGTAGGAGATGCGAGTGTAACAATAGAAGCTAGTAGTATTGCTAATTCTATTACGGATATAACTGGAGGAGCTTCTCTTAATATTTTAAGTAGCGCCGATGCCTTAACAGAGTCTACTCTATCTGGTAGTGCTCTAATAGATGGACAAGCGACTATAATTTGGCTAACTGATACTAGTACTATCGGTGAGGCTACAAGCTCTGCTGATAGTGGTGTAATATCACAAGCTACTGGCTCTTCGACGTCATCGTCATCTGTAGTAATTCTAACGCAAGTTTTACTAGCTACAAATGCCAATGCCGTTGGAGCAGGAACTCTCCTATCTCAAAGCTCTAACTTCTATCTAAGTAATTATACTATTACTGGGGATGCTACTGTAGTAGGTCAAGCAGTATCCTTTAGTGAAGCCACTTTTACTGAATTATCTACTTCTAGTACTTCCTTCCTATCGTCTAAACTAGCTGGAGTTGAATTTAATGTTACTGGAGCTGCTGAGGCTCTAGGATATTCTCCTGCTTACTATGATTTGGAGGGATTTAGATTTAGAAACAATAATGGTTCAGAAGCTTTAGCCACTTGGAGAGAAGCTCAGGATATTAGTATTTCGGAAGATAAAGGCGTCATAGTAAGGTTAAGAACCTTGATTTCTGTTACAGGTGATCCAGGGCCTCAACAGGTTACTCTACAATATAGAAAAGTAGGTGAGCCTGATACTGACTGGAGGAACGTCTAATGGCTACAGAAATTAAATTTGTTGATGGCGTAGTCTTCTCCCTTACAGGATTATCTGGTGCATACACTGACGTTCAGGATGACCCCAGTTCGCCGGATGCGCTCTGGCTGACCACAACAAGTTCTGGCGGTACGATACGTGCTTCTTTTGCTGCCCCCTCCGGTACGCTGACCACAGGTGCGGGGTTACAGACATTCCGTATCTGGATGCGGAAGAATGCTTCGGGCGGCGGTATTCCAACCGTAGATATCCACCTGTATGAGAACGGCACCGATCTGGGTGCCTTGATACTGGATTCGAATATTACTTCCACCACCGGCGAGTTGTTTACCGCTACGTGGAACGCTTCACTACTCAGTAATCCCGACGGGTCGGGCGTCGAGATTTACTGCGACTTCCTTAAAGGTGGCGGCGGTCCGAACGAACGTAATGGTGAAATCGGGGCGATTGCGTGGGATGTCACGTATACTTCAGGTACTCCAGTTAATACAGATGCTGACGCAGTAGGTGATGCTACAGTACTTGGATATAGTGCGCAAATCATAAGTACTAGTGGTACTACTACAGGTGACGCAACTTTAATAGTATATAGCAATCCAAAAATATCAGCTAATACTTCTATCACTGGAGATAGTGCTTCAGTTGGTAATTCAGCACAAAAATTACCTACAGTAGTTACTATTACTGCGGATGCTTCCGATAATATACTAACGGCTCAAATTATAAGTACTATTGGATCTATTAATGGCGATGCTACTGTGGATGGCCAAGCTGAAATAGCTCCAAACGTTAAAAATACAGATGCTAATACCACAGGAACAGCGTCTCTAGTAATAAATACAGGTGCGGTAGCAGGAACTTCCTACTCTGAGAGTGGGATCGGCGCGGTTGTAGGAAATTCCTCTCAAATAATTTCAAGTATTACTAATATTAGTGGCTCTAGTAGTGAAAATATAGATTCCGCTGCCATTAAAGGAAGTCTTGGTGTTACGTCTGGAGCGGGAACTACAAATATTATAGCTCAGGCAGGTGCTAAAGTCATAGAGCTGGCTGATTCTATATATATTGCTGCCGGAGGAGAAGATACTACTTCTCAATTATTACCTCCAGCGGGTAAAACTGTAGCTGATTTCGACGGAGGCCGCATCCAGGATGATGAAAATCCGGGAGATGCGATTGATGTAACCGCTGGAGGATACAGAGAAGATGAATGGGCTATTGTAGCACTTCCTGCAGCGATAAATTTAGCTACATATGAATTTCGTGTACTTATTGATGGACTACCTGCGGATAATGCTACTGTTATTCCTCAGTGGACTATTGATACAGGTGCAGCATACTCTGAAACTGAATATACTATATCTGGTGATGGTACAATAGTTGGTAACTCTAGTGTCTTTCTAGCCGCTAGTTTCGATATTAGTAGTCTTAGTTTAGTAGTATTTAATACAAGTAGTACGGTTGGTACTGAATTTAATGATATAGGAATAGCTACCTTAGTTAGTGATTCTTCAAGTATAATAATATCTGAGTTCCATATAGCTAAGGAGTTTAGTAGTTTTGATTCTACTACTATTACCTTTGATTCTACCGCTATTACTTTTGATGAAAGTAATGCAATTTCTTCAGTAATTGGTATCTCCGCTACTATAGCTACCTCGGAAGCCGCTTTAACTGGAGATAGCACTGTAACGGGCTATGCTTCCGCTACTAATAATACTGAGTTTAATGTTAGCGGTTCATCAAGTACTGATTTCCAAGCTACAGATACATCGGCTAGTGGCTCTGATGGTACTGCAGCAGGTAATGCTACGGTAGTAGGTTACTCTAGCTCTTATCGCTCAGCTATAGCTACATTAGATGGAGACAGTACAGTAACTGGTTACTCTTCTAATGTTGTATTATCTGAAGTATCAATAACTGGAAGCAGTACGATAGCCGGTTATTCTTCTAATGTCGCAGTAACTGAAATAGCTTTAACAGGAGATAGCACTGTAACGGGCTATGCTTCTGCTACTAATAATACTGAGTTTAATGTTAGCGGTTCATCAAGTACTGATTTCCAAGCTACAGATGTATCGGCTAGTGGATCTGATGGTACAGCAGCAGGTAATGCTACGGTAGTAGGTTACTCTAGCTCTTATCGCTCAGCTATAGCTACATTAGCTGGAGACAGTACGGTAACTGGTTACTCTTCTAATGTTGTATTATCTGAAGCATCAATAACTGGAGACGTTACTGTAGCTGGTTACTCTTCTAATGTCGTAGTAACTGAAATAGCTTTAACGGGAGATAGCACTGTAGCGGGTTATGCTTCTGCTACTAATAATACCGAGTTTAATGTTAGCGGTTCATCAAGTACTGATTTCCAAGCTACAGATGTATCGGCTAGTGGATCTGATGGTACAGCAGCAGGTAATGCTACGGTAGTAGGTTACTCTAGCTCTTATCGCTCAGCTATAGCTACATTAGCTGGAGACAGTACGGTAACTGGTTACTCTTCTAATATAGTAGCAGCGGAAACTAGTATAGCTGGAGGCAGTACCTCAATAGGATATACTAATACTATATTCTCAGCTGTATCAAATACTATAGGTACTGGTGTACTAGCAGGTATTAGTGGCAGTATTGCTGCTTCGAATTTTAATGTTGTAGGTAATAGTAATGTTATAGGCTTTGCGACTGATGTTTCTGCTGCTGGAGCTGATGGAACTTCTACAGGCTTAGGCATATTAGCAGGCAATAGTGCTTCTATAATAACTTCTGAGTATAGTATAACAGGAACTACTATAGCAGAAGGTACTTCCGCAAGTAAAATTCCCTGCGATACTACTATAATAGGTAGTGGAACTATACTAGGTTATACTGCAGAAAAATTAGTATCTGTAGCAAGTATCTCAGGAGACTCTTTCCTAGTAGGACAATCTGGAAGTACCACAGCAGCAACCTTCGACATACTAGGAGAAAATGTACTAGATATAAGTGCGGCAGGATCGGATATTGCTACAATTGATCCTTGTAGAGTATTTATAGCTAGTGAGACATTACGAGAATTTGTAGTTCTAACATATAATAGAGATTTTTATGTAGCACCTTATGCAGTTAGAGAATTTACTTTAGGTGCATTAACGGATTATATAGCTTACGAGTCTAAAAGAGATTTTTCAGCTAAAGCCTGTAGGAGGGCAAACACATGACATTCGCAGCAATTAAAGATCCAGATGCTATTTTAGATTATAGCATAGATTGGATAAATGTTTTAAATTCTAGTAATCCAGCCGATACTATATCTACTAGTAGCTGGAGTAATACTGGTACATTGACTATAGATAGTGATAGTAATACAGATACTAGGGCTACCGTCTGGGTTAGTGGAGGTACTCTTAATACCTTAGATAAATTAACTAATGAAATAACTACTGTAGGTGGGCGTACATATGTTAAAACCATAAACGTTAGTCTGAAGGATACTTAAAGCATCATGAAGGTTAGAAAAATACTACTTGACTTTGTATCTTATGCAGGATATAATTTCCATATAAATAATAAAAGGAAAAAATATGCTCGAATATAAAGGTCAACGAGACACAATTAAGTTCGTTCGTGATAGAGCAAAATCAAGATATAATAAAGGAACGGAGTGCTACATTTGCGGTGATACCGAGAATCTAGATTTCCACCATTATTATAGTTTGACTCCCTTGCTAGATAAATGGATGCGCATTAATCGGAAAAGACCAGAAGATGTTATCGAGTGGAGAGATGAATTTATAATGGCACATATGGACGAATTATACAAGTATGCCGTCACATTATGTCATTCCCACCATCTGCACTTACATTCTATCTATGGAAAAAACCCAGCTCTCGGCACAGCGAAAAAACAAATGCGCTGGGCGGGGATTCAGCGAGACAAAATAAATGGAATGGAACCCGTTCAAGAGTAAAGAAATTACTGGCACCCAAGCTAACGTAGAAGAGAAGTCTAATCCGGCTCAATCTATGCTTGGTAATACGATTGAAGGTGGCAGAGAACCAATTTCTTACTATCAAAGAGCCTATGAAAGACTAGAAATAGTTGGACGTGGCGTCAATATGATAGTAGATGATGCTTGTCAAATACCTGTTAGAGTCTTAGAACAAACGACAGGAGATTCTGTAATAAGTGGCATTAAAAAAGCAAAGGTACTAAAAAGATTAAATGTCCAGCCGAATCCTTATCAAGATATTAATACTTTTCGTCGTAATTTATTAACAGATTATTTATTAGACGGAAATATATTTATTTACTGGGATGGAGAATACTTATATCATCAACCAGCGAATAAAATGATAATTCACTCTAGCTCTACGACGTTTATACAAAAATATACGTTCAATGAAGTTATTAACTTTAAGCCTAGTGAAATTATTCATATTAGAGAAAACTCTATGACTTCTATTTATAGAGGTACTTCTAGGCTTAAGTCAGCTGTACGTACTATGAAGCTCTTAGAGTCCATGAGAGATTTTCAAGATAATTTCTTTAAGAATGGAGCAGTACCAGGATTAGTATTAAAGAGTCCTAATACTCTATCACAAAAGATTAAAGATAGATTAATTGCTTCTTGGCAAGAGAAATATAATCCGGGTTCAGGAGGTCGTAGACCTTTAGTACTGGATGGGGGCTTAGAAATTGATCCTATTACTTCGGTAAACTTTAAAGAGTTAGATTTTCAAACCTCTATTAATGATAACGAAAAGATTATTTTAAAAGCTTTAGGTGTACCCCCAATTTTATTAGATTCCGGTAATAACGCAAACTTAAGACCAAACATGAGAATGTATTATCTTCAGACTGTATTACCTATTGTGAGAAAGATAAATAGTGGGTATGAAAGATTTTTTGGGTTTACTATCGTAGAAGATACTACAGATATACCCGCTTTGCAGCCAGAGTTAAGTGATCAATCTAACTATTATTCCTCATTAGTTAATGTAGGAATTATTACCGCAAATGAAGCGCGCGATAAGTTAGGATTTGATCCAGATAAAGACCCTGCTAGTGATGAGCTTAGAATTCCAGCTAATATTGCAGGAAGCGCAGCAGATCCTAGCCAAGGCGGTAAACCACCGACAGGAGATGATAAGAAATGATTTCAACAAGAAAACGTAAAACCATGCTAAAAAGATTAAATGCATACTTTGTAGCTAGTGGTAAAATTCCCACTGAAAGGGAATATAATACAGGAGGAGCTGTACCTTATCGCAGTACTATGATAGAAAAATATCTTGGCGGCTGGAATAAGATGGTTCATTATCTACAGTTTTACTATCCTCAATGGAGAGTAGAAGCTCCGACTGCACCTGCTGTAGCTATGGAGGCTGCCGTTGCAGCAACCAAAGAGGCACCTGCGAAGAAACCCGTAAGTGCTTTTAAGAAGAAGGAAGATGCCGAATAAAACCTTTGAGTTATTTTCCACCTTTAAAGCCGTCAAAGATAACGAGGATGGACTTTATATCGAGGGAATGGCCAGTACTAGTGCTATAGACCGTGCGGGGGATGTTATTCTAGCTAGTGCATGGGATAATGGCGGATTAACTAATTTTAAGAATAATCCTATTATTCTATTTAACCACAATCATAACAAACCCATCGGTAAAGCAACTGGCTTTAGTATTACCGATGCTGGTTTGAAAATTAAAGCATTTATTAGTAAAGCTGCACCTGACGGTGTATATCAGCTTATTAAAGATGGTATTCTTGGAACCTTTTCCGTTGGTTTCATGATCAAGGATGCCGATTACATTGAAGAAACTGGCGGATTAAAGATAAAGATGGCTGAATTGCTCGAAACTTCGGTAGTATCAATACCTATGAATCAAACAGCTACTTTTTCTCTGGCGAAGTCTTTCGATTCTACAGAAGAATACGAAGCCTTCAAACAAACTTTCACCAATCGTGAGGATCTAGCCGGTCAGTCTCTGGCTAAGGACGAGGTTAATGCCTCCAGCATAGCTAGTAACTCACTGGAAGGAGTACAAAAAAGTACTCATAAGGAGATCAAAATGGGCGAACAAATAACCCTTAATAAAGACGACTTGGAAGCTATTGCCGATAAAGCCGCCGAAAAAGCAGCAGCAAGATTTGCAATGGATCAGGCCAAGAAAGAAGTAGCAGCTAAAGCTGCTAAAGAAGAAGCCGAAAGGAAAGCAGCGGAAGCAGCAGCCCTTAAATCTTCTATTGATAATACTGTGAAAGACGGTACAGATCAGCTAGTTAAAGATATGGAAGCTAGGCTTACAGCTAAAGGCGCAGACATGGACGAAGTTATTAAGTCTTTCCGCGCTGAAATTGAAGAAAAGTCAGCTGAACTGAAAGCTATGCGTGAGTCTAAGCAGTTCTTTGTGGACCGTAGCTCTGGTCTAAGCCAGAAACAGCTTATTGAGGCTAATCGTGAAGAGCTGATTAATGCTCATATGTTTGGTATCGTAACTGGTAAAGGCTGGAACAGTGATTATGGCAAGTTGATTCTAGAAAAAACTGGTGTTAACTATACGACCGATACTACTACGGGTGATCTTGACCAAGAAGTACGTGACATGATTCAGAAGGATATCTGGCTAGAAACTAAGGTTGCTAGCTTGTTCCGTGAAATCGAAGTTAATGGTCGCGCAACTGTGCTGCCAGTACAACCTGATACTGGTTATGCCGTATGGCAGACTACTGGTATTGATGCTTCTAATGTTCCTGGTATGACTAACCGTACTGGTACTTCAACAGCTAATCAGTATAACATTAGCTCTGTTACCATGCTTGTTGATCGTCTGATCACCAGTACGTACATGGATAATGATGTTGACGAGAAGACTCTTGTTAACATTATGCCTATGCTTACACAGGGCGTAGCTCGTGCACATGCTCGTGCAGTTGAAAATGCAATTATGTTGCCTGCTGCTACGAAGGCTTGGATCGATGACCTTGAAGCCGCTTCTGTAGCTTCTGGCTCTACCGTAACTGTTCTTGGCCCGGATAATGGGCTTGTTACCGCCTCTTCACTTCTTACTGCTCGTGCAGCAATGGGTAAATATGGACTTAACCCGACAGATATCGCTTATATCGTAAGT